CTTTGCAGCGTGAAAGATGTTTGGCAAAGGCCTGCACTATCATACTGCAAAAGCCAAGGCAGATGCAGATTACTTATTGGAAAACGAAGCTGACGCGCTTCTGTCTTGTGTACCTGAATCTGGAAAATTCAATTAATGTACAAGACGGAGTACGAAAGTTCACGTATATACGTGGGCTTGTCGTCTCATAGTCTTTACATTACGGCGTTCCAGAGCCTAGGTACAGAGATTATGGGATACGCAAGTCCACTTTTTGTATCACTTCGTCAATTGAAAATCGAAATACGGATATGTCACCTGAGAAGGTCACATCATCCGCAGCCATGTAGACTACATGGTATAAGTACTTAAATAATTCACGTGGTCTTCTGCAAAGGAGGCCACATTTTTATTAAATAGTTTGGTCAATTCCCAAATTATTGGTACTTTTGCATGCAATATAGAAAGAAAAGGCGTGAAAGCGCCTTCTGGTCCATTTAAATTTTTGATTTCAAACCTGTGAAGGCTAATTTTTAATAAGACAGGTATTATACCTGTTCTTTAAGTTGAAAAAAGTTTATGATTGAGATGGCTGTCTGTGAAGATAGCCATTTTTTGTGTCTTTTCATAGTCGGTCACCATAATTTATCTTTGTAACAAAAAACAATAATGCCAATGAAAATACATTCTCTATCATTAAATTCCGTTGAGGAAATACCTAATCTCAACGCCAGCGCAGCCTTTACCATCAGTTCTGCAGAAGTATTCCGTGATCAGGTTGATATCATTCCATTAAAAGTAGCTGAAGGGTATGAGTATATGCCATGGGGTGCTGACAATCAGATGCCTTACAAAATCATGGATCTTTTCGAGCGCGACGAAACACTTTCCACCTGTCAGGTGTTCAATGCCGAGGTCTGCTATGGTTCAGGCCTGGTTTACGACACTAAAGATGCGACACAGGATGTTCGAGAGGAAGTGGAGGAATATCTGATGGACAACGACCTCGCTTCTTATTTCCTTGGTGTCTGCCAGGACTTCAAGTATTTCGCTTTTGCCGTTTCCGTTATTATCCTCAATAGCGACTGCTCCCGAATCGTTCGCATTCTCCGCAAGGAAGTCTGCTACTGTCGTTTCGCACCTCCTAAGAAAGACGGTACTATTCCTTATATTCTCTATGCCAACTGGCGTAAGTCTATCACCTCTAAAGACCAGGTTGAGAAGATCGAACTCCTCGACCAACATTCTCCTTGGTCCGACCTCAAGGAGCGTATGCAGATTTACAAAGGTAAGAAGCCTAAGACTTCTACTCGCAAGTTTGCCATCGTCAGCCGTATACCTACGCCTGATAACACGATTTACCCGATACCATACTTTGCTTCTTTGTTCCTCGGTAAGTGGTACAACATCAAATCTCTCATTGGTATAGCTAAGGAAGCCAAGTTAAAGAACTCTGCGCCTATCAAGTACCACATCGAGATTGCCAATCGCTTCTGGGATGGTATCTTCAAATCTGAAGGTATTACCGACCGCAAGAAACAGATAGAAAGGGTAGTGGAGGAGAAGGAGAAAATCATCAACTTCCTTACTGGTATGGAAAATTCAGGCAAGGTTCTGTTCTCTACGTTCTATGTTAATCCCAACGGTGAAGAGCAGCACGACGTGGTAATTAATAAGGTTGAGACCGACAAGGAAGGAGGCGACTGGTCTACCGATATTGTCGAGGCCATCAACATGTTCTGCTTTACGATGCGAGTCCATTCTAATCTTGTCGGCTCAGTTCCTGGTAAGACACAGACTAACAATTCTGGCAGCGACAAGCGCGAGCTTTACACCATCGCCCAAGCCCTGCAAAAGCCATACCACGACCTTCTTTTCAACGTACATAATATTATAATTAAGTACAACGAATGGTCTGGAGTACATCCCGACTGTCCATTCATCCAGCTCACAACACTGGATGAAAATCGTGACGCAAAGAAAGTGACTGTTGAATCCCATTCAGTAAAATCCGAATAATCCATAGGCTATATGAAATACAATATTACCGACGAACAGCTTCATGAGCTGATTCCCCATGTTATCGCCACCGTAGAAGGCGAGCCAACCCTTGTAGAAAAGCTTTGCTCATTCCTTGAGGAAGCAGAAATCTGGGCAGAACAAAATTTTCTGTCCGACGAGCTCGAGCTCACTACCGACATTCTCCCTTACGCTCAAAAGGTCGTGGCATACCACGCCTTTCTCACCGCCATTCCCTCGCTCGACCTCGTCCTTACTCCCACCGGCTTCGGCATCGTTAACACCACCACTATCGTCCCCGCATCTAAAGAGCGCATCGAGCGCCTGCAGCTCTCCATCGAGTCCCTGCGCGATACCGCCATCGAGCAGCTCCTTCACCGCCTTGCGCCAATCACAGATTGGCAGCGCAGCGCACCAGGCAAATTCTTTGCCTCCACGCTCTTCCCAACATTCCATCTATGCCGCAGCCTGAACATCAATGTCCACCTCTGGGAGCAGTACCAGGCACTCCACACTCGATTGATAAAAATCGAGTCAGTCCTCGCAGAAACATATTTCTCCCACGCTCAGATGCAAGCATTTCGCGCAGCGGCCTTAGCACAGTTCCGCACCGCGACACCGCTACAAGAGCAGGTTATCCGTACTCTTCAATCCTACGAGCTGCAGCTCCTCACCGACATACAAGTACATCCCCAATGTTATTACGACCTAGTAAACATCATCCGCAGCCACCCGACAGAGTTCCCCGCCTGGCACTCGTCCGAAGTCGCCGCACTCTACACCCCCAAAGTCTTCGAAAACAAAAAAAACTCCTCCGCTTATTGGCTCTAAAAAAAGGCTTTCATTCTTATGAAGGCCTTTTTTAAAGTTCACAAGTATTTCACTTGCATTTCCTAAACAAAAACAATGGGATGATGAAATTTATAATATTCATCAAATCCTCAAAATTAATTTCAATTAGTATACTTGCCATAATCTTATAAAATTAATTATGGTGCAAATATAATATTCCACATCTAAACAAGGCGGACATGAAACGGGGCTATTTTTGATTTTTTGGGCAAAAATTATACTATAAACCCCTTTAAAATAAGCCGATTTTTAAAAAAATTCAATTGGAACAAAAAATGCTCGTTTTTCTTAAAGATTTAACAATAATTATATCGCCACTTTACACTTGTTAACTTTTAAGCAGTTTTTATTATCACCAATCATCATTCTTTTTTTCCTTAGATGAAAAGGTTGGATAATTCTTATTAAGATACAATAATATCCCACCAACTGTTGTGATTAAATTGAAATTACAATTAATATATGCTTGGGCATATGTACTTTGATTTGCAGAATCAGTATAAGGATAAACATCCCTTGGCAATGTAAGCACACTTTTCGCACCAGCTACGCTTCCTTGTGCTAAAGAATAATGCCTAACTGTAGCTGTTACTCTAATTCTGTTAGATTTGGCTTCAAAGGTTACATACGAAATAGCGGATATCATAACAGCTTTAAATGCTCCTATCACTTGGCCGACATTTATATAAACTCCAGAATATTCTGCAGTACTATCTGTCTCACTTATAGTTGCTTTCTCATAATTTCTATAATTAGTCTTTGCCCACCTTCTTATTGTTTCCATAAGTTGCTGCCTGTTTAATGAGTCTTTAGCATAAAAAACATACTGATATTGGATTTCTCCATCATCATTCATGTGATTTAACTTCTTCAACAATTCGCAGCGCTTCTTATTACTGCCTTTTGTAGTTTTATTGTACTCCTGAATATCTGATTTAAATTCAGGACTAGTAAAGAAATCATTATCCTTCTGAGCCATTACCGTCATAGACAATAATGTCAGTAGGCACAAGAACATCAATCGTTTCATAAGCATTCCTTTGTTTTAGATTAGTATAATATAAGTTTTTTTATCTCCTGAAAGAAGATTCTGCATAGATGGTATTATTCTAGCGTCTTAATGGAGTAGCCATCGCCACCGCCGTATTCACCATCATCGTCAAACAGTCGCAAGGCTCCATTTGTTACAAGAAAGTATTCACCTACTGTACTTGAAGTGTCATAGTACTTATTGCCTTCTTTACGAAGTTTCTTAATACTTGAACTTCCTGAATCATAAGTTTCTTTGCAGTAGCAAGAATCCCCTTCCTCATAAATTACGATAATTGAATTCAAAGTGGGAGCCAGCGTAGATGTCAGCCGCCAGCGTCCAATCACATTTCCGTCAATATCCAATGAAGATGCTTGGTTTTGTTCTGTACTCACGGAGTCTTGTGAACTCTTACTGTCAGTTCCTCGGATCAGTTGAATAACGGACATAATAATACATATGCCTAACCAAAGGCCGACAACCCCAATAATAATTGTCTTAGTTTTCTTTGTCATAGTTATCAATAATTAAACAAAGTTGCAATTCGTTCCTTATAAATGTATATTTATGATGCAAAGATAAGAATCTTTTCACAATCTTCCAAATTATCTCAATAAATTCTTCTATATAACATTCAAATTACCCTGGCGCAGCTCATCATCGGATCGGTGTTTAATTAAAAATCTAATGGGAATACCAAATTCCCAACATTTAGGTATTGCAAATTAGAAATAATCACCGTACCTTTGCCCCTGAGATTTAGCCATGTTATATTAAGTATTGTTTAGTTATATACAAATCAGGGCCTGTCGTGATGACAGGCCCCTTTTTTAATTATACTAATTCTTTTAAAAATACATCTCAGGATGTTATAAGATGAATTCTAGCATCCTCTTCCATCAATGCTGCAAGCAGCACCCTCGTCCTGAGGTCGTGGCTCCAGGCCGACGTCCTTCGAATAGAGCGTCACTGTTCCATCCTCCAATACATAGCAGGGGATGCCCAAGTCATCCACAGCCTTCGCTTCATCGAAAGCGGGATTAGTGTCACGAAGCTTGATAAACTGCTTCAGGTTCCTGACATGCTTACCAATGTCAATTACCTCAAAGTTAGGATTCCCTTCTACCTGCTTCTTGACATACTCACAGTCCGGGCAGGTCTCCATTACATACATCTTAATCATAGTCTCTCGTTTTTGAATGTTTAATAATCTAGCCGCAAATATACAAAAAAAATCTAATATGAGCATCTTTATAGCTACTTTTCCTCAAAAAGGCTTTCATTCGCTTGAGTCGCCTCTTTGATGGAATCTTCATAGCCAGTCAAAGCAGCAAACGGTGCAAACTGCGCTGCACGATTCCACATCGACATTTGAGGATGTCGCTTCGACACGTGATGTGGCAGATGAATGATATCTTCGTAGTTACTCATGCCTTATGTCCTCCTA